CAACCAGCGTCTTTAGCGTCCCCACATTGCCGGTAAAGTATCCGTGCCAACACGCGGCGACAATTGTATTGCTTAGACCAAAGTCGGCTATTCCATCGGCGGTGGCCTCCGGCCCGCCATTGCAACCACCGTCATTAAACACCGCGCTTGGGAGCAGGGCGGTTAACCAGCCATATGGGTTGTAACTGGCAAAAAGTCCGCCCCCAGAGTTGACGAAGTCGGCAATCTTTTCGGCGTTGGAGGTGAAAATCGTATTGACGGAAGCACTGCGTCCCCAATCGTCTGGAATCCAAATCATACGTGGTGAATCGGAGGTAATCCCAGTTGCAAAAAATGCATTAAGTTCGGTTGTCGTAGTAACGAATTGGACTGTTGGGGCAGTTGAGAACCCGGCAAGAAATTTCGTAGATAAAAGAGTATTCCAGTTATTCCCACATCCACCAGCATTGGTGATACTTGCTATGCCAAGGATGGCAATTTTGCCATTATTGCCAGGCATAGACGACTGGTCGTACACACTCTTAACTACTTTGGCAATGTATTGGTCGGTATTCTCGCCGTAAGCAGCATGGCAAACAGGGTCCATGCCATCAAGAACAATTGGGCCACCGCCACTACTTGTCGCGTAAGCGGGTGCTTGTGGCGTCGAATATAGCGAAGATACCATCCCAAGCAAACCAAAAGCACCGATTAGACATAATAAGACACGACGTAATGCCCTCATTTATTTTCCCCTTTAACTTATTGCACAACAAATTATTGATCAAATTCGCCCTTCGCATGGTCATTGATATGACCATCAACTTTGGTCTCAATTCGTGACAGTGATTCAAGAACAATATTGTGGTCAGTTTTATTCTCGCGACGACCCTTTTCTACCAGGGCGACGAGAATGATGCTTACGGCACCAATTAGGGCAACCACAACCTCAATCATTCTTCGGCTGTTTCTGTGTTTTGAGATTCTTCCGAAACTCTTTTCCCGCGACCCTGAATCATCAATCCAGCAAGTGTGCCCGTAATGAAGGTAGCCACATTCGAAAGCACCCCAAAGAACATCTTGTCATTTTCGGCCTGGGCCCCAATCGGCTGAGTCACAAAAATGAGTGCGTAGAGGATGGCCAATGTTGTGGTTAGTAGCACTGAACCAAGAATGCATCCAATGACAAACTTAAGACGAGCATCAAGTTCTTCTTCCGTGTACCTGCGTTTATTCGTCATTGGCCACCCTCTTCGGTCCATCCAAGAATGTCTTCCGTGCAGGTCCCCGTCACCTTGCATGCGGGAGGATTGCATTCTTCGTTCTCCCAGTTGTCGGGGTCCTGACATGAGTATCTGAAGTTTCCGTCGTATCCACATGACGAAAGTGTTCCTAAAGAAATTGCTGCTAGTGAAAGTAGCAATATTTTAATTTTCATACTGCCCCTTTATTTTTATGTCAGAACATCTTGTCCCATGTGACAGGACCGATAATGCCGTCATCCTTCAGGCCGTTTGCCTTCTGCCATGCCTTGACTTTTGCTTCAGTGCCAGGACCGAAGTCGCCATCAGCCTTAGCACCAACAATTGCCTGAACCAGCATGACTGCGGGTCCCTTTGAGCCCTTCTTGACCGGGCTTCCCGGGTACTTAAACTCCATCGGACCGGCTTCGACTGCACCGCCAGAAGGAGTTATTACTTCTGTAATAGCGGCAACTGAACCGTTTGGAGCGACATCCCCTAAACAGTATTGCCAGTGCCATGCTTCAAACTCTTTAGAATTTTTATCACCCGTCTGCAAATAAAATCCAAATTTAGGAGCATTTGCGCACATCCATTCAAAACATGCTCCACCCATTGACTGAAGCTTTCCGCCAGCCTCGTAGCCGAGGTCGATGGCGAGCCCCCAGCCGTGATTAGAACCCTTTAGGCCGGTCGGGTCCGGTGCAGCCGAAGGGGCCTTGCCCGGCTTGAGATACCAGGTCTTGCCCTCATATTGGCGCGTCACCTGTGGCTTGCGCCCCTGGTCGGTCGTGGTATAGCGGTCCATGAACATAGACAGCTGACCCTCAAAGGAGCGATAATCGCCAACATTCTTTAATTTATGACCGGCAGCAAGTGCCGCATCATACATCCTATTAAACTGCTCAGCTGCGGGAGCATACATCTGCCCACCAGTTTTTACCTTAGCCAACAAATTGGCTGGAAGTTGTCCATTTTTATGAGCTTTTAATGCTGTAGGAACAACGAGTTTAATATAAGGGTATATCACAATAATCTCCTATTCACTTCTTTTTTTTAGAAATTTTTCTTAACGTTGTAGCCAAATTAGCTTGACGTACTGTTCTTGTATCATATTTTTGTGGGTTCTTTTTTACGGCAGCTGCGAAACCGGCTACTGTCATTTTCCGCTTTTTAGCTTTGGCAGTAAATGCGCCAGGCCTTTTGATTGCCTTTTGGATCCATTTTTTATCACTTGCCATGGATTTCACCTCTTATATTTATTTGTATATATAAATAGTAATAACATATTTGACCTTTGTCAATTGTTAAGTAATATCTTAACTATGATGGAAAAAATAGGGGCGCAGGTTTAATACCTGGCCCCTATTAAAATAATGTATAAATATATTATTTTTTCTTATTCTTATTCATAATAGCTTTTTGAATAAATGGAGGTAGTTTTTTCTGAGCTGCGGTTAAACCATTTGTAGTCTTTTTTGCTACTGCTTTTTTCTTCTTTGTTGCCATAATTATTCCTCTAATCTTAAACTAAGACTAAGGCTCTAGCCTCAGTACATCTTCTTTCCGCCCATCTTCTTGGACCCACCCATTTTCTTGTAGCTGCCCATCTTCTTGGATCCATTCATTTTCTTGGATCCACTCATTTTCTTTTTCATCATAGCACCTCCTTCTTTTTTCTCGAATCACTTGACTTACGATAATGCCACATCATATGATCGGTCATTTGATCGTCAACTTTATCAACTTGCTCGTCTACATGATCTATTTTATGATGCAGATTAAGTATTTCGTCCTTAACATCAACTATCATTGCAGAAACTATATTATGATCATTCTTGTTTTCTTTACGCCCTTTTTGAACCAGCGCTACCAGTAGACCGCCAATAGCGGTAATAGTCGCAACAATAGCAGCTTCCATTTCAGGATCCTTTGACCCATTTTTGCGAAGAAGATTTTGTTTTACTGGGGCTCCACTTTACCCTATTGGCCCAATAGGCTGCAGACATTTTACCCTTAGATATATTTTTGGCATGACGTGATGCAAATGCTTTCCTTTGGCCAACTGTTTGGTTAGTCTTCACACCTTGTTGACCAAAGCGGATAGTTTTCACTTGATCCCCCTGCTTTGCTACGACTATATGGGACTTGGTTGGATGGCTAGGTGTTCTTTTTGGTTTATTATAGCCACTGACTCCAGCCCTTGCTAAGCGCGAATCTTTTTTAGCTGCCATCATTTTTTCCTTTTACGCTTTTTATTCTTGATAACTAGGGCGTTAAACTTTTGGTTATTTGTACCCATTCTAGGTCCACTAATATATATTGATTTTTTAAAAGCCATTATTTGTTTTTGTTTTTCATCCAATGGCTAGAGTAGTGACCACCAGTTCTCTTGGTGTCAATGATGTTGATGACAGAATCTTTAAGTAACTTATAGTAATTTTTTTCCGAGGATGCTTTACTACCCCAACTTTTATCAGCCATTTTTACCACCTTAAAATAAGACTGGTTATATAGTAACATTTTCGTACTATATAACCAGTTTTAAATTTTAAATTATTATTAATTAACTAGTCTTTTTTGTTACTTTTGGAGCACTAGCTGCCTTTTTACTGGGGGTCTTTTTGACGTTTGCATTACCAGTTGCCTTTGGTCTACCCGGCTTTTTCTTTTCTGGTTCAGAAACCTTTTTGTCATCCAAATCAATGCCACCCAACTTTGGCTTTTCAAAGCTAACCACTGGTTCTACGACAGAATTTACTGAAGTAGTGGAATGAGTTTGGAATTCTATAGATGATACTTCTTTTTTCTTTGTAAATAATATTTTTCTTGCAAGCTTTTTGATAAGTTTCATTTTTTCTCCTGTTACTTTGTACCTTGCTGTGATTCTTTAATAAGCATATAACGCTCACCAGTCTCTTTTGAAGCCAGAGAAAACCCGTAAGCAACAGCTTCTTCGACTGCTGCCGTAAGAGCTTCTCTGTCAACAAAAGAAACACCATGCAAAGGTATAGTAACCCCTGCATAAACATCAATATTTTCAAAGTTTCCAATATTGATTTTTCTATTTACTCCACATATTACTATGGGAGAACTTGTTAAAGAAATTTCATTACTCAAAAGATTCACCACCTGATCTAAAGGAGAATCAATAGATTGCTCCATTGCTGTTTTAGTTATTTTAGGCATTTACGTTTATAAGTCCATTAATTGTTTCTAAGGTTTTAGCAGACTGTTGCTCCAGGGACATATTGTCTGTATCAATTATAGCAGAAGCTAATTCTTTTACCAACTCACATTCTTTTTCTGATCTATGTGACGCCTGAGCCTCTGTCATCAATAACCCGTCTCGCTCAATCATTCTTTGATTTCTAGTATAATCTGAGGCATCGAAGTAAATAATCAGTCCATTTGGCTGCTTGAGAATCTTATTAGCCTCATTTTCAAAACGAACATCAGAAATTATTATTCCAACAGGAAGTTGGTTGTCTTCATATGTTTCAGTGGATACTATCGATCTGTGCATCCGAGATGCCTTGTAAATAGCCCATTTAGCAAAGCAGTCGGGATCGTATAACCGACACAGATCTCCAGCTTTTTGAAGAAAACTTCTCGGCTTCTTCTCCTGTTCTATTGGCAAAGAATACATTTGCTCAACTAAGTCGGTAAAATGCTTGTAATCAGGTATATTACCTAGAGCATTACCACCAAATAAATCAAATAAAACCTGGTGGATAGAGAATAGTTGGCGGTCTTTTTGACGAAGACCTAATGTTGTTCTTTTGATTGAAGCTATCTCATATAATGGCAAAGTAAAAAATATATGGTCCCATATAATGGAGTTATTAACAGGATTAATAGAAACTTTAGGAACTATGCTCTCTGCCACCGAAGTTTTGCCACTAGCAGCTTTGCCTGCTAGGCCAATAATTAACGGATATTCTTTGTAATATTTGTTTTCTAACATCATGCGTTACATTATAGCAGTTATATTTTGGAAATGTGTTCTTTTCTTAATTCTAATTCATCTAAAAATGCATTAGCTAAAGCGTCTGGTTCCCAAACAAAATCCCTCTTTACTTGCACGACTCTAAAATTAAATTCATCTTTAATTTCCTCTATTGTCATTAGTAGCGGAATAAGAGTTGGACTTTTACATTTAAAGTTTCCATTAACCTGATTAGCCACAACAGATGAATCTGTGTAAATTATTGGGTCAGTCAAATCAGCCATAGAACAGATTAGCAAACCGGCTATAACAGCCTCGTATTCAGCTTCATTATTAGTTCTGCGACCAAGACCCCTGGCAAATTGGGCTATCTTTTTTCTATTCCGATAAACCACAACTGAACACGCTGCTTCGCCATACTTTTTTTGGCCCTGCCCTCGTGATGCACCATCGCAAAAAACTTCTATATTCATTTAACACCATTTTCATTTTGTTTTAAGCAAAGAATAGATATCTAGGAGCATGTTTTCTATTTCGTGCCTACTGTATAGCTCTCTTTCTTGAGAGTGTATTTGAAACAAAAAATTTTCAATTTCTGATTTTAAATCAGCTATTTGCTCCGGAATCAATTCTAATGTCATATTTTATTCCATATTTTTTGGCGGTGTTAATAACATTTTTTTCTTGAGATTTAGAAGATACCTGTATAGTTTTATTTAGCAAATATCTATCACCCTCATATTCAACTTGTATTGGAAAATTTAGATCAACTCTTTTACAAGAATAAAATTCCTTAGATGATCCAACACTTTTATAGTAACCTATGAACATATATTATCCTTTTAGTATGTATTAAAAAAATCCGAGTCCATAAAAGAGCCTTTATCTTCCCTAAACGAAGCAACCTGCATAGACTGTATCTTATCCATAAGCTTTCTTGCAGACTCCGACGCAATTCTTGCTGCTGACTCCATGGCCTCCGCTAAATGTACGATGGCCTCACAAGTTATCAAAGCAAAATACTCATCCTCCGCAGCGTCCATTGCTGCTGCTTCTCTCTCAGCTTCGTTTTTACCTATGCGATTAGACTTATATACTTTTTTATATTTTCCTTCTAATATTTTATATTGAGCTCTAGCTATTCCAGTAAATCTAGCTGCTCTACCATAGACATTAGAAGTTCTAGCTACAAGAGAGGCTATTTTTTCTATACCCAAATCTACAACATCTGTTTCTGGAATTTCAATAAAATACTTATACGAGTTGTTGTTGTCGCTGTAGGCATCAATGACTTCTTTTAGTTGAGGCCCAAGAAACTGCTGCAACATTTCCTGAAGTTTTTCAAGAGTTGAACTGTTCATTTGTTCTCCATTTTTAATAAATAGTAAAGTTCTTCATACGAGAACTCGTCTTCTAGAAGTATTTGTTTTATTTTTTCTCTAACTTTAGAGAGATGTTCCCTCACCGTATTGGGGTGCTCATTAACAATTTGGGAAATTTGACTTGACCTTTTGTTGTCAATATATCTCCATTTTAGCAGCTGCCTCTCTTGTATCGAAAGCTTATCGAATGGTCCTTCAACATTTTCTCCTAAGACCCAGAATTCGTCTATTCTATCAGTTGCCATTAGTCTTTCCATGCTATATTCGATTGGATCCGCCTTAAACCCAACAACGTAGTCCTCGTCACCTTCATCACTTGTAGCCTCGTCATCTAACAATAGGAACGTTTTTCTACCTAACTGATCAATCAAAAAGGTGTCTACATTTTTCTTTAAAAGATAAAAAAAGTAGCTATATAAAAATCCACTAAATGGTATTGGCCCTTTTGCCGAGTCTCTTCTTTCATACCTTCCAACACACTGAAAGAATGTCATGTACACTGTTTGACGAATATCTTCTTCATCACCATATCTTTTTGTCATATAATGAATGCCACGCATTGTTTCATTGATCACGCTTAAGGTATAAGTGTTTACTTTATTTTTCATAAGTGCAAATCTTATAGGCGACTCTTTAATAAACAGAGAAACAAATCTCCTAATATCATAATCACTTAAATTATATTTACCATGATATAATAACGAAATATATTTAGTTAAAAAGTTATTAAAAACCTTTAACAATTGCTCTTGAGATTTTTGGCAGCCCTTTTTGCTATCGGCAATTAATTTTTGCATCTCCTCTTCAGCTAAAGAGTAATATTGCTCCTTGTAACTTATCATTTCTTTCCTTCCCAGTGAACTATATACTCACTGTAATAATCTCTAAAGTCTTCATAAAAGATAATATTAGGCACTTCTAGTTGTTCCATCGTGCTCTTTGCGTCATTCGAATATTTGCTTATTACGCAAATCAGACTTTTAAATTCATCTGGATAATATCTTTTAAACCTTTTTAATTTAATTTTACTTTTATCATCTAAATAACCTTTTATCTCTATCCAGTCATTATTTCTACTCAAGAGAAAATCTGGTGTATACCCCCTGGTTCCCCTTTTGATTGGGAAGGAAAACACAGTGGGTTCAAATTGAAAATTAATTTTGTAAATCTTTAATACTCTGACAAAATTTGCCTCCCAACTAGAACGAACATTCATATCTATATCTTTTCTATAACCAGTCTTAGTATACTGATATGCATTTCCCTTTTTCCTGGAAATAACTGCATCGTTCTCAATTACTTCAGAGTCAACAGATCTGTTTCTAATATTTTTTAAATTTGGATGTTTTTTAAACGAAGATTTTTCCAAAAAAAAGTCTTCTGGGTTGACAATCTCTGTGCTCATTGTGTATCCTTTACGCATCAAGATATTTTGTAGATAAATTATACACTATCTTGATAAAAAAATCAAAATAGGTTGCAAATTCCAAAGAAAGAGAGTATACTGTTCATCATGAACACACTAAAAACAATCATCAGCAGCATCAATCAAACAATCAACGAGGAAACCATTGACGACATAACCAAGGTTCTAGATATGGACCATGAATCAGCTGTCAAAATGGTGACCGAGTTTGAGGATTTCGACCTTTGGCTCTCCGCTGAGGAAAATCCCGTAACCGATTTCTGATTGGTGTTTTG